CTCGCGGGCGATGACCTGGTAACCACGCGACTTGGTTCTCCCGTCGCGCTTCGCAGCCACTTCATCCTCGGGCTCTTCCGCAATGTCGCGCGCGATCGAGAGCGCCACCTTCATCAAGTCGATGTGCAGCTCCTCATAGCGCTGCTGGCGCAGGCTGTTGCGGTCGTCGACGGTCTTTCGTGCCTCGCGCCGGGCGGAACCCGACGCGTCCAGGCCAGCCTCGCTCGCGCCTTGCGAGGCCTGCAGGTTGACGCCCAGGTCCTCGAAGATGCGCTGCCCATCGCGCTCGATCTGCTGGTAGAGCTCGGGCGCCGCGCACGTGAACGTGATCTGCTTCGGCGGGTCGGGCGTCGTGCCCTCCCAGAGCGTGCCGATCTCGTTCGTGAGCTTGCTCTTTTTCAGGTTCTGCCCGGTGTACGTGTAGAGGTGCTGCGCATGGAAGACCTTGGTGGCGCGCTCGATGCGGTAGTCGTTCGCGTTGATTCGGATCTGCAGGTCGCGCGCCTGCGTCATGAGGCTGTTGCCCCACGCCCCCGTGAAGCGCTCCTCGGCGCAAAAGAACACCAGGCAGTGGAACGGCTTCTCGTACTGCTCCACGACCAGATCGCCGCCGTCGGTGTCCACGGCGATGATGTGCCAGCCGTCGCCCGCCTCTTCGCCGGTGGGCAGCGTCCACGACTCGTACACCAGGCGCTGATCGATGGGTGTGCCGCCGGTGCTGACCTTCTTCGCCGCGCGGATCTTCGCGTCCAGCCCAGGCGTCCCGCCGAAGTCGCGCAGGATGTTCGCCAGCGGCATGGGGCGCTCGCGATAGATGGTCCGCGGCTGGCCATCGACGAAGCCGTCGCTCGGGTCGATCGCGAGCTCGGTCGGCAGCACGCGCTGCTCCATGACCTTGTTGCCGCTCCGATAGAGCTGCGCCACGCCGGCGCCGCTCTCGAAGACAGCCGAGTCCATGAACATGCGGCGCTTCACGCGCGCGAACTGGAGGTCATCGGCCAGGCCATCGGCGAAGTTCTGCATCTTCCGCGCGCGCCGCCGCACCCGGTAGTCGCCATTGACCACCTCGAAGCGCGCCCGCGTGTCCGTGCTGGCCACCTGCGAGGCCAGCGTGTCGATCGCCGCCTTCGCGCGGTTGTTCTTGCTGTTCTCCGTCGGCGCGACGCTGCCGCGCCCGCCGTCGATGAACTGCTGATTGAACAGGTCGTACAGCATCAGGTCGTTGTTCTTGCTGTACAGGCGCAGGTTAAACAGGTCGTAGTCGCGGCGGTCCCGCTCGCTCGACAGGTTGCTGATCAGCTTCTTCGTCGCGACCATGCGGCGCGCGCGCTCGCTGTCCTCGATGTCCTCTTCCCAGAGCGCGAGGGACTGCCCGTCGGGCGAATTGCTCACGGCGCCCTCTTGCGAGCCGCGATCGGGTCGTAGGCGCCGGGCGGAAGGTCTTCATCGGCCGGCTGCTCTGGCCCGGCGGGCGCATCAGTGCCGGCTCGCGGACCGAAGGTCACCTCCATGGTGAGCGCCTCATTGGCCATCTGCACCGGGACCCGCGCGCTCGACACGCCCGCATCACGGAGGACGGCGAGGAGCGCACCAAGGACACGAGGATCCATCTGTCCATAGCCAAGCGGCCTCGCGGTCTCTGGAGTTAGTTAAAGGCTTTCCCTAACTGGTAACCGTTACCACTCGTTGCGTCATTCCTACGTGCGATTCCGCTGCCTTAGAACGACATGTCGTCGTATTCGTCGTTCTTGAACTCGTCGGTCGCATACTCGTGCGCGGCGGCGCGCTGGGAGCGCGCGAGCTCTTCGGCGCGGCGGATGGATTCGAGGTAGGAGGCGTCCGGCTGCTCTGGTTTGTACGCGTCCCAGTAGGGCGCGAGCGAGTAGCGCGATGACTCGGCGGGGTCTGGGTGCCAGGCCTTCGACCACGTGCGCTTTCCGCGGGCAAGCAGGTCCTTGTCCCATGCAGCCTTCGTCATGTCCTCTTCGACGGCGCTCCCAATCATCACGTCGTACTGGCTGTCCTCGAGCAGGCCGTTGACGCGGCGGACCTGGCCGTCGAAGTCGGCTTTCTTCGCGGCCTTCACCGCCGGGATGCCGCTGTCGATTGTCCACGTGTCGATTTCCAGCGCGCCCTGCGTGTCCCAGAACCACCACGCCGGCCCGAAGCGCGCCTGCACGATCATGGCGACCGCCTTGATGTGCGACAGCTTGGCGATGGAGTTGCGCGGCGTGCACCACTCGAACAGGTGCTGCACCTTGCGGCTTGCGGTGCCCCAGCCGTTCGCCACCAGCGACGTCCGGTCGCGACCGCCCGGGTCAATGCCCACGCTCACGAACTCGATGCCAGCGCGCGGGACGGCCGCCATGAGCGACATGATCGGCACGCCGATGATTTCGAGCGCCGCCCGCTCGCCCGCCAGCCAGTCAGGCACCGTCGGCGTGTAGCCGTTGCGCGGGCGCGAGTAGTGGTAGCCGGTGGCGATGGCCGTCCACACGCGCTGCACGCGGCCCCAGTCGCGCAGCAGTTGCGGGTGGTTGACGCCCTTCTCGGCCTGGAGCTGCTTGAGGCGCTCGGCGGCCTCGGGCGTGTGCACATTGTCGAGGCGGCCCCACGAGTGATGGGACCACTTCAGCGATGCTGGCGTGCCGCCGGTCTTCGACGCCTCGTCGTGGCTCGCTAGGTCGAGGAAGAGGCCGAATGGGAAGTCCGGCAGGACGCCGCTCAGGATCACGCGCGTCGTCGGCGTGCACATCGGGTCCAGCAGCACGTCGAGGATATAGGTCAGCACTGACGTGGGCTGGTCCTGACACTCGTCGACGATGAAGACGCAGTTGTCGAGGCGATTGCCGAGGTACTTGCGGACGTTCTTCAGGTCGTCGGTGCCGCCGAACGCGACGATGGCGCCGTTCGGGAAGCGCGTGAGCTTCTCATCCTGCACCGACCGGTGCTCGATGCCGAACCGCTCGAGCAGAGCGATCCACTTCGGCCAGACCGAGAGCGTGAGGCCCGTCGATACCAGTCCCAAGAAGACGTTGATGCTGTTCGGCTGCGCGAGCGCGTTGTCGAGCAGGATGCCGAGGTCAGCCCACGTCTTGCCGCTCTGTCGGTCGCACAGGAAGTGCAGCCAGCATGAGCGGTCCAGCATCGCCGCGAGCTGCTGCGTGTGGCCGTCGGCATAGGCCTCCAGCGACCACTTGGGCTTCTCTGGCGCGTTGGCTCGCGCCCGGCGCTCTATCTCGCGCTCCGTCGCCTTCAGGAGCTGCGCGGGGGTCACGGCGGCAGTGGCCGGCCGGCCACCAACCAGTAGCCCCGGCGCAGCCACCTCCAGAGCGCCCGCATCATTGCGTCCGTTTCTTGGGTGCGAGGCGCCAGATCGCCGCGATGGCTGCGCGCATGTGCTCGAGCCAGTGGGTCGTACCGACCGCGCCGCATATGTCGCAAAGGCCGTTCGCGCGCGCCTTACCGGCGCAGTCCTGCGCTCGCGGCGCCATGCAGCGACAGAGCAAGAGCATCACTGCTTCAGCACCTGGCGCAGTTCGGCTAGCGCGCCCTCGGATACGCCCGACAGGTCGACTGGGATCTCCTTCGCCGGGCCGATGAGCCGATCGAGCAGCATCTGCATGTAGGCCGGGTGATAGGTGGTCTTGCTGCCGCAGACTGCGCCCTCCTTGTCGAACACGTCGTTCTCCACGCCCTGCAGGGCGAGTTTCTTCAGCACGCGGAAGGTCTCGCGCAGCTCCTCGACCGTACGGAACTCGTCGTCGAGCATCTGCTCGATTTCCACAAGCTTTCTCGGCCGACCACCTGGGTTACCGCTCACGCCCGGCGGGAATGGCCGGCCGCGTGGTCGCTCAGGCTCCCTGCTCTCAGCCACGTCACACCGCCAGCAGCTTCCGCGGCCATGCCGACCAGCCGATGAACTCGCCCGGCCCCATGGCCGACATCTCGGGCGCCACGAACGCATGCACCTCGCCCGTCACGCGGTCGCTGACCGTGCCGGCATTCTCGTTAATGGTCAGCTTGCCCACCAGGGTCGGCTTGACGCTCAGAACGGCGCGCGCGGCCCGAATCAGGTCCTCGCGGTGCGCGCCGGTCACGTCTGCACCGCCGCTTCCCGCCGTTTGATCCAGGCCACTAGGTCTGACGGCATCGCGAAGATGCGCCAGTCCAGCCGCCGGGCCGGCGAAGGGAACATCTCGTTGAAGATGCGCGCCGCCCACTCTTGGCGAGTCTCGGTCTTCATGGCGCCACCTCCGCCGGCAGCGACCGGTCCGCGTAGTCGATGCGGTGCCAGGCGTAGGTGCGCACCACGTCGTCAAACCGCACGTCGATGCCGCCGGCGTGCGGGATGCCGTCGACGTCTACGATCGCCTCCTTCGGCATGCGGTTGCCTGGGATGCCCATCGGGGTGCGAAACGAGATTACCTTGTAGCGAAACGGCGGCGACTTCATGGACGTTCCTTTCGTGCGGGTTTGATTTCTCGCTCGAGCGCACGGCACTCGGCGGCTGCGAATCTTCGAATTGTTCCGACGGCGGGCGGCGGCTCCGCACTGGCGGGGGCGAGCTGGCGGCGTCTCCATGGACTCGTGGGTCCGGGGTGCTCGGCCTTGACGCGGGCGATGATGCGCTGGATGGCAAACCGCGAGCTCGGGCGCCCATCGCTCACGACGCGCTGGGACCGTGGGTCGCGGCGGCGCCGGCGGCTCGCGGTGGCGGCGACGCGCGCGGGTATCGCCCGGGTTGGCACGCCCTCGGCATAGAGGCGCCAGATCTCCCGCTCGTGGTCATTCCACCAGAGGTGCTCGGCCAGCACGCGGTAGGCCCAGGCCTGCCACGCCTCGACGGCCTTCGTATACGCCTCCAGTTCCACCGCGGTCATCGTCCTAAATTTGCTCGAGAGAGCGCTCTTGGCTGACAGCTCGCCCAGGCCCTCCGCCTGGAGCACTGCGTCCCATGAGGCCGTCGGTGCGCTCACGTTTCAGTTCTATCAGAACTTTCAGAACGTTCAATACTTTCAAAATAACTTGAAACTTCGTGGCAGCAGCCGGGGCGATCTCTGGGTCTGAGCACCAGAGGCCATGAGAGCGGTCCGTTTGCCGGCGCTGTCAGCGCGCGACGCCCGGTGATGTCAGCGGAGCCCGACCACCTTTGCCGGCGCGCCCAAGCCCCGTTGCGGCTGCGCCTCGCGTGCGATTGCGGAAGGCCCCGCCGTCGCCTGACAGTGAGTCGTATTCATTGGCCCCGGTTTCAATCCGTTCTGCGACCCTTTGGTCGATCGGGTCTGATCGTGTAGCGAGCGAAGCCTTTCCACGGCGCTGCGCACTCGTGCGTCACGGCTTCCCATTGCGCGTCGCGTGGATCCGTGTGGCGCGTGTCGATCCACCACCCGCACCTGCAGCGCAGTCGTTGCCCTACCTCGTCGACCATGAACTCCATGAACCCGCGCGGGCCCATAAGTCGCAGGTTGCTCGTCATCGCGCCATCGGCTTCGCCCAGCCCATCGCCTTGCGCGTGCGCTCCGCAATCTCCGCGTCGCTCTCTTCGGGCGGTCGCTGCCCAGCGTGGGCGGTGCACGTTCGCGTGCGCCTCGCGCCGACCGTGGTGAGCAGCAGCGTGTAGCAGGGTGGGTGCTCGCAGTAGCGGATCACGCGGTTCCCTCGAACACGATTTCCCAGCGCTTCCTGGCCACCCCGCCGTTTCCGATCGGGTCGCGCATGGCCTTGAGCGTTCCGGTGGTGGACTCGGCCCACGAACCGCGCGGCTCAAGCTCTGCGGCCTGGACGAACCCGGCGACCTTGAGCGACTTCCCTTCCTCGTCGCCCTGCGTGTACGTCACCAGGCGCCGGTAACCCATCGCCTTCGCGATCACGCGCGCCGTCGTGTAGAGCTTCGAATTGGCGCCGAGATATCCGTTCGTGCACGTCCTGCTCACCTCGAGGGTTCGTCCATCGTCCAGGCCGCGCGCGACTGGCCTACCGCAGATTGCGACACCAACGATCACGTCACCGTCGGAGACGGCAAACGAGAACTTGTGACCACGACACGGCTTGTTGTGCCGGTGCAAATCACGCACAAAGGCGTTGGCCGCGCGGAGCGATATGGGCACGGTGCGCAGCATCTAAAATGGCACCACCTGCGCGCCGACGTTGCGGATCGCGAATAGCCCGCGGTGGACGGCGATTTGGTGCGCGTCCCAATCGCGTAGGTCCTGCTGCGCGAAGCGGCCCGAGCGCTGGTCATGCTCAGAGTGGCATCCCTGCAGGACCTTCGGGTAGTACGTGAAGTCTGCTAACATGGCCGAACTGCCGACGTCGTCCCAGTGCGGCCCGCACAGCGGAATCACCTCCGCGTCGCTGCCGTGCTTCATGCCCATTCCGCCGCGCCCGACGTGCGCCGCTTGGATGTTCTTTCGCGTCCCGCACGCCGCACAGGGCCGCGTGTGCACCCACGCCAGGTACTCGGCGTGCTCCTGGTTCCGCTCTTGGTGCTTTGTCACCGGCTCTCCCTTCGCGAGAGGTGCCAGCATCCGCATGCCGGGCACTGATAGACGAAAAGCTGCGGCTTCCGCTTGCCGCTACGGAGCGGCTGCGCCGCGACCGCGCGCGCCAGCCCCTCGGTGCCGAACTTCTTCTTGCCCTGGCACATCGCCATCAGCGTTTGCCTCCCTGTGTGACGCCGAATCGTGTCGCCGGCTTCGCCGTCGGGCTTGCCGCAGCTTTCGGGGCAGCACTGGCGCGCGGTCGCTCGAGCAGGCGCGCGATCCGCTCCGCGAGCTCCAATTCCTCTGCAAGGTGCGTCCATTCGACGCGCGCGTTGTCGACCAGCACGCGATCGGGCGCCCCGAGCTCGATGCCGCCCGGGAAGTCGATCAGCGCCAGCGCCGTCGGGTTGTGGACCATCAACCAACCGCGCGTGGCTTCGCGCTGCGCCTCCAGCAGACGCAGCGCCCGCTCGGCGTTGGCCGCCTGCGCCTTCAACTTCGCCACGCGCGCCGTCCAACGCAGCGCCGCCGCCATTCGCGCGAGCGCCGTCGGCGCCGTCAGATCTGCAGCGGCCTCCTTTAGCCAGACGGCGATCGCGTCGTCGTGCTGGCTCATGCCGCCTGCGCCGCCTGGTTCGCGCAGACCCAGCACACAGAGGACCAACTCATCGGCTCGTACCGACCGCACTCGGTGCAGCCGCCGGCGTCCTTCTTCGGCGGGGCGAGGGGCGGCGCGAGCGGCGGGCGACGGGGAAGTTGCCGCCTAGGTCCGTGGCGCGCGGCCATCTCCCTCAGGCATTGAATGCAGCAGCTCTTCCCTGGCTCCGCGGCGCCGTGCCGGCCGTTGCGCCCGCAGATGCCGGCGGCCACGCGAGCGGCGTATTGCTTCTTGGCGTTCGCTGTCTTTCTCTCCTTCTGTGTCATCAGTCGGCCACTCCTTCCTGTGCCTTTGCGGACGTCTGTCCAATGATTCGCTCGATCTCTTGGCGCGGCGGCATCTGCCGCGCGCCCTCGGGGCCGCTGGCCTTGTAGGCCTCGGCGATCGCGCGTCCGATGTTCTCAGGCAGCTGGCGCCCGTTGATTCCGAACCGGTCGAGCCAGCGGATCTGGCGGTAGTTGCAGAGCCCGGCCTTGATGCGAGCGTCGCCGATCTCGATCAGCTTCTTCGCCTGCTTCTTGCTGCAGTTCGGCGGGATGTCGAAGTACAGCTCATCGCGGAGGATGCGCAACTGCTCCGGCGTGGCGGCATTCTCCGGCTTGAGCACATGCATCGGCTCAGGATTGGCCACGCCCATGGTCTTGAACGGGTCCTGTGGCCGCCGCGCCGCGATCCGCGACTTCAACAACGCGGCTCGCTCCGCCGCCTCCCGAATCTCGCGCCGCGCCTGTTGCAGCGCCTGCAGGACGTCGCCGCCTTCCTCGCGCAGCTTCTTCTTGGCCTTCGCCTTCTCGTCGTCGCTGTAGCTGCCACCCAGGATGTCTACAGGGCTCGCGCAGCAGCCTTCCATGTTGTTGCCGGCCAGGTCGAAGACGTTGTTGTAAGGCTTGGGCGAGGCCGCGATCGCGGTCTTGCGTTCCTCGACCGTCGCGAGCTTTTCGATCCCCGGCCAGAGCCGCGCGCCGCGGCCGATGATCTGCTCCAGGCGCGCGCGCGACTTGCACGGCAGCGCGTTCAGGATGACCTGGAGTTGCGGATCGTCGTAGCCCTCGGTGAGCACCAGCATGTTCGCCAGCCGCGGGAAGGCGCCGCCCTTGTGCCCGCGCAGGATGGCAGTGCGTTCGTCGTCGGGCGTCTTCCCGTCGAGGCTGCGCGCGCTGCCGGGTTGGCGCAGGTTCATGGTCTCCGCGGTGACGTGCGCCGTTTTCACGCCAGGGGCGAACGCCACCATCCGCATGTCGCCAGCGAGCTCCAGCGCAGCGTCGGCGATCTGCACCGCACACGTCGAGATCGCGTCGTCCAGCGCTGCCTCGTCGAATTCTCCGTCCTTCGCCACCTTCAGCTTGGCGAAGTCGATGTCCGTCTCTATCGACTCCGACCGCAGCGGCGTGAGCCATCCGTTCTCAATCCCCCACAACATGTCGAGCGGCGCGCCGGCCTCGCTCTCGAACACGCGGCCCATGGCCTTCTTGTCGGCCCTCTTCGGCGTCGCCGTCACGCCGAGCACCTTCGCCTCAGGGAACGCGGCCAAGATCTTGCGGTAGCTCTTCGCCGTGCAGTGGTGCGCCTCGTCGACGATGATCAGCGTGAACGGCGGCTCCGAGATGCCGCGCAGCCGGTGTTCCTTGAGCGTCTGGACCGAGCCCACGACGATGCGGGCCCCGTAGCTGTGCTCGTGGGCCTTCTCGATGCCGACGCGCTCACCGGTAAGCTCGGTCAACTTCTGCCAGGCTTGCTGGATCAGCTCCTTGCGGTGGGCCAGCACCAGCACGCGCCCAGGCCAGAGGGCGGCGAGCACCGCGAACAGGTAGGTCTTGCCGAGGCCGGTCGCCATCACTGCCAGCGTCGAGCGGTGCACGCGCAACTCGCGCATGATGTCGACGCACTTGTCCGCCTGGTAGGCGCGCGCCCCGTAATTGAGCGCGGCCTGACGGAGATCGGCGTCGTAGAGCGCGATCATTCAGCCCCCCCCCCGTGGCCCGCCGGCGATCGCCATCGACCGCGTCGAGGTACTGCGCCCAGAGTTGGAGCTTGAGCTGGTGCCAGAAGCCGAGCACCGTGCGGCGCCGTTTGTAGCGCCACGTCTCGGGGTCGTCGTTGTTGACCCACAGCATCTGCCGGACCTCGCGGAACGTGAGGCCAGTGCGGAAGTCGTCGTACGAGACAACATCACCAGCCGCCCGCGTCCGCTTCTTCATCGTCGTCGCGCTCCGTGACCAGCTCGCGCCCGGCGTCGTCCTGGATCTGCAACCGCTTCGCTCGCGCTGGCGGAGCCTTCGGCGTGGGCCATCCGCTATCGCGCGCCACGAACCCGCCGGCCGCCGGATCAACCACCTTCGCGTCCGCGCCCCGCGCCTGAAGTTCGCGCGGCACCGCGCTCAGTTGCTCCTCGACCAGGTAGCCGATGCCGCCGCAGCCGTTGCACTTCGAGCGCCGATGCGCGCTGCCGTCGGGGTCCTTGCAGTAGAGGCAGACCGTGCGGGGCACCGCCGTCATCCGCGCCCGGGCTGCGAGCTCGTGCGTCGCCTGGCGGAGTCCCTGTAGCTTCACGCTGTCCTGGCCGCCCCTGCCGATCGCACTGGCCAGCGCCGCCTGCGCCTGGCGTAGGTGGTTGTCGAACGCCGTGAGGACGGTCTCTGTCAGCTCCCAGGCGTCCACCACGATCTCATCGCCGATCTCGAGACCCAGCAGGTCCATCTCCAGGCGTGGACGCGCAGACTTGGAGGGGGCGGGCGACTGAACGACGACACCGTCGCCCTTCACGCGCAGCGGCTGATCGCCCGCCCCCTCGTCGCCTTTTTCGGGCGCTGGCGAGCTTTCGCCCGGACCGGCATCCGCGCCCTCGCCGGTCTGCCCACTTTTCAAAGCTTTCGCGGGCTTGGCGCTCTGCGAGGTGGTAACCGTTACCACTCGCTGCGTCATCTTGGCCCGAACTTCACTGACCATCGGATGCGAGACGCCGCACTGCCGGGCGATGCGCCGGTCGGGCCACCCGGACCACTCGGCGTCGCGAAGCATCGTCTCGACCGAACGATGCTTGTCCGCGTTCGAGCGGCGCAGACCGTGTTCCTTGTTCGCCCCACACGCGGCGAGGATCGCGGAGCGACGATCGCCATTCTCGATGTTCGCGGGCAGCCGCTTGAGCCCCGCGCGCTGCGCCGCCTCGACGCGATGAAAGCCGTCGACGAGCCAGTTGTCGGTGCCATCGAAGAAGATCCGCAGGGCCGGCAGGGCGGTCTTCGCCCGGTAGGCCTCCGCATATTCGGTGACGGTGTCTTCGTCGAGCGCCGCGCGGATCTGCGTTCCTCCGTCGCGGCGGATGTGCTCGATCAGGATTCCGGCGGCGCTCGACTTGCCCACGGTTAGGCCTCCGTCCCGTACGTGAGAACCGGGTCGCGCTCGCACTCCGCCGGCGTGAGCCGCGTTGCCTGCCACTTGCGAGCGGCTTGCGCCGAGCGCAGCTCCTCATGCACGGGCTCGACGTAGAGAGGTTGATCGCCGAGCTTCAGCGCAGGCGACTGCTTGCGTAGCCAGCGCTCGCCGGACGGCGCCATCAGCAGCTCGTACCGAAGGCCCGTCTCAGCGTCGGTCCAAGCATCGGCCGGCGAGGCGCCGAGCAGCTGGCAGATCCAATCCCAGCCGGCGGCCTCGCCCAGCGCGCGCCGCACCTCGGTGTTGCGGATCGCCAGGTACTCGTCGCGCGTGTACGACCGCGGCGCCATGATCACGCGCTCGGGGACGCGGGTGCCGTGCCACGTATAGAGCTTCCAACCATCGCGCCAGGCGATAGTCGGGCCCTTGATGGAGTGAGGCAGGCTGCGGTCATCGCGTGCGATCACCGTCGGACGGTCCGCGACGATGACGAACTTGTCGTGCAGGAAGCGAGGCCCGCCATGGATCGCCGCCGCCTCGTAATGCGCGAACTTCCCGTAAACCGGCAGATCGAGCTTCGCGACGTGGCGGAAGAACGACAGGTATGCGACCCATCCGCTCCATTGGTTCCCCCCGTTCCAAGAGCGATCCCAGTACGCGGAGCAGCCAACGAGAAACCGTATGAGCCGGGCGCCCGTGGCGGCGCCCGTGGCGGCGTACGTGGCGTCGCCCGTGGCGGCGCCCGTGGCGGCGTACGTGGCGTCGCCCGTGGCGGCGTCCGTGGCGTCGTCCGTGGCGGCGTCCGTGGCGTCGTACGTGGCGGCGTCCGTGGCGGCGTCCGTGGCGTCGCGCGTGGCGGCGTCCGTGGCGGCGCCCGTGGCGGCGCCCGTGGCGGCGCCCGTGGCCTTTGCCTTCGGTGCCGGAAGATTCTCCAGCGTAAGGGCGCGGTGCGTGCCATGGCGCACGAGATGCGCTATCGCTGGCCCAATTGCATTCACGAGTTCGCGCTCGGTCAAAATCGCGCCGAAGAGCTTCTTGTACTGGCCCGGATTTCGACGGAGATACCAGACGCCGGCCGCAACCGAAGCCGCGAAGGCGGCCCCAATTGGAGAAGCGCAGAACACGATCCGGCCGGGCCGCTCCAGCTTTGCGGCGTCATACATTCCGTTGATCGCGACGCGCATCGCATCGCGATCCGAGTCATCCATCGCCTGCGTGTTGAGGGCATTCGCAATCCAACGATCGGCCCACGGCTTCAGCTGCGCTCGGTGCTCGTCGGTCAGGCTGTACTTCTTCGTTGCGTTCGACATGTTCGCTCCTTTGGTCTCGTCAGGGCGTGCAACACACGCCGACGCGGGTTGCCCCGCGTTTCGACCTCAGTCCTCGACGGCGCGGTCGCTGCCGTCGCCGCGCTCGCGCAGCGGGCGGACCTCGTAATCGCCGGGCGGCAGCATCACGGCGCGGTGCCCGTCGGGCTTGCCGTGCTCGAGCGTGAGCTCTTCGGCGACCCGCACGCGGGCGGTCGCGCCCTCGCGCTGCAACTGCACGGTGCCGCGCAGCGTGTGCGGGTGGCCGCTGGAATCGCCAGCGAACACATGGTTGGTGACCTTCTCGACGGTGCCGGCGAACGGCTTTGCCAGCTTCTCGATGACCAGATCTCCCTGCCTCGCGAACAGATTCATGATGTGGCTCCTTAGTTGATGGTTGAGTGGCTACGCGGCTACGCCGCGCCCCTGAGCTGGCCGATGGCCTCGGTCAGCGACAGCCGACCCTCGAAAACATCGAGTGCGAGCGCCTTGCCCTCCATGACCGCGTCGCGCCGGGCTGCGATGGGAGTCCGCTGCGCGATTAGGTCGCGAACGAAGCCGGCGCCACGGCGGGCCACCGCGAGCTGCGCCAGGTTATCCGCGCGCTCGATGGCCGAGGCGGGGCCCTGCGCACGTTTCCGGAGATTGCCCGACTTCAGTCCTGGGCCCGAAGACCCGACATATGACTTGTCATAAGACGTGGTACGCCGCCGCATGAATCACTCCCTCTGTCCGACAACCCAAGGAGACGGCGCGCTGCAACCCTGGAAACATCGCCCCCGATGAGTAGTGAGGAGCGCGCAGCCGCCTTCTTGGATCGTCGTTGCGAGGCTCATCGGGGGTCCAGTATCTATGCCTGAGCCGAGTTTCGTCGTCAACGAAATGTTCCGCCGCTTACTCTTCTGCCGACATGTAAGATACTCGGAAACACGAGTGCCTATAGATACTTGCGCGGATGTTCAGCAGGCGAAAATAAATTAGATTCGCCCTTGCGTTTCGGCGCGAGATAGCTATCGGGACCGTTCTTTCTCGGTGCCGAGCTCGAACGCTTCGCGGGCGGCGGCGATGCCCTGGAGCTGCCGCTGGCGACGGCGGCGCAGATAGATGATCGTCGTCTCGAGCCGCTTGTGCCGAAGCATCCCCTGGATGACCTCGACGGGCACGCCGCGATCGGCGGCTCGGGTCGCAAACGCTCCGCGGCCGTCGTGGGCATGCACCCGCCGCTCGCCGGGAACGGCCTGGATGCCGGCCTCGCACGCGAGCTCCTTCCACCAGTCGCTGAGCGTCTGGCGCGTGTAGAGCCTCGGCCCCGCGTTGCTCGAGTGAAGCAGCACGAACGGACTGCGGAGGTCGCGCGGAATATTTTCGATCGCGTCGAGCAACCGGCGGGTCATCTGCGTGACGCCGCCTGAGCCGCCCTTCGCTGCCCAGTTCGGGATGTGGATCTCCATCCGCTCGCGATTCAGCCACGACCACTGCAGCTGCTTGATCTCGGAGACCCGCATCCCCGCGTCGCAGTCGCAGAGCACGACGACGCGGCGTTTGGCGTCGCAGCTCCGCAGGGCGAGCATCGCCGAGATGTCAGCCTCCGACGGCGCCGTCTCTCGCGCGCGCTTGCACTTCGCCCACTTCGCGCGGCAGACGTGCGGCTCATCGGGCAGCAGCCCTTGCTCGACGCCCCAGCGCAGGAGCGCCTTCACCCAGTCCAAGATCTGATTGAGCGTCGTCGGCGCGTAGTGCTCTTCATGCTTCGTGCGCAGCTCGGTCCAGTCGCTCACGCGCAGGCCCGCCGCCGAGCGCTCGTGCCATTCCCGCGCGGGCGGGCGGAGTAGGTACTGGACGGTCTTCCAGCTCTTTCCGCGCTTCTTCGCGGCCTCGTAGAGGCCGTGGAGGGCGCCGAACGTGAGCGTAGACGGCGCTACCGGCGCAAGGCGCTCGCTCAGCTCGGCAATCTGTCGCGCCATCGCCGCCAGCAGCGCGCGATCGGATTCGTCCACTCAGCCCTCCCCTCAGAGCCGGTGATTGTTGCCGGATGGTCAACATCCGGGGAACTGCGTCAGTTTCGAAACCGCTAGCGATTGGTGCGCGCCGCGTCCCGCACTTTTCCCTTACTGCTTGGACCTGAGGGGCCGCGATCACGAAGCAGCTTCAGCACGCGATCGAGCTTGTGCAGGATGGCGGCGAGCGCTTCGCCCGCCGCGCTGCTGTCTGCGCGCAGCTCGCCCAGATCCTTGCGGACCGCCTTCAGCGTTGCCGGGATGCTCATGCCGCCTCGGCCGCCTGGCGCTCCAGGTCGACGATCCCGGTCGCGTAGCCAGGCCAGACGTCGTTGGCCTCGCACCAAAGCAGGCGCTCGAACCAGGTGCGGTTCTGTCGCCGTCCTTCGTCCAACTCTGACTGCGGAACTCGGAACACCGTGACGATGTACGGCCGCGCTGATTCCACCGCGACGATGTACGCCTCTTCCGGCATCGTCCGCCGCCCGAACTGCAGCGCGGCGCCGTCCATGTACCAGGCGAGCGCCCCCGGATAGCAGAAGCGCCGCGCGTCCCAGTAGAAGTCGCGCGGGTTGCTGCTCTTCGTGGTCTTCAGTTCGACGATGCTGATGCCGTTGTCGACGTCGGGCGTGCCGCGGCACGGACGCCCGGCGAGCGTCCATAACAGCGTGCGCTCCTTGCGGCCGGCGAGCAGCGCCATTGCGTCGGCGTTCTTCTGGACCGCCTCGGCCATCCCCTGCACCTGGTCGTACTCGTCGGGCAGCAAGATCAGCGAGCCGGCGTTGAGCGTCGCGAACGCGTCATAGTCCTTGCCGCGCCGCGGGCATTGGTTGCCGTTCTCCGACTTCTTGTCGTAGACCACGAGGCGTTTCCCGCCCAGCAGTACGGAGTGGGCGCCCGTGCCCTTCTCGAACGCCTGCCCCTCTTTCTCTTCGTTGGCGAGGAACTTCGCCGGCGCCTCGGCCATGAGCTTGAGTCGGCTGTGTCGCAGCGGTGGCGGACCCTTGATCGGGACGACTGTCATGACGCGACCGCCTTGCTCTGCTCGGCCACCATCGCCTCAATCAGCTTCTTGGCGTCGGGCTCGTTGAGCGCCTCGAGCTTGCAGCTGTAGCCGATCGTGGCCTTCATGAACGTCGCGCCCGTGATGCCGTCCCAGTGCAGTTCTTCGGCCAGCTCGACGATGTCGTGCAACTGGGCGTCGGTCACGGTGCCGCGCTTGATCTCCGGCTTCGCCGCGGACTGCGGCGCGCGCGTCGACGGGCGCGCCGGTGCGGCTGCGCCGTTCCCGTTGCCCCTGCTGGCCGTCGCGCCGTCGTCGTCCTCCTTGCTGGCGGATATGCCGAGGATCGATCGCCACTGGTAGCGCTGGACGTACGAGAGCGCGCTCCCGAGCTTCTGCCAGTCGGCCGGCTTGGCAAACCACGTCTCGGTCGACATGTACGCGCCCGATTCGTGGGCCAGCATCGTCAGCGACACGTAGCCGTCGCCATCCGACCACCAGGGCTGCGTGATCACCAGGCCGTTGGCCGACAGCGACGCCGTCGTCGCGTCCTGGACGGTCGCCAGGTCGGCGTAGTCATACTCGTAGAGCTTGCGGCCGTCCTTCTCGACGACGCCCGTCTGGTTGTTCGCCAGCACCTTGAAGGCCGCGCGTGCCTTCGCCAGCGCGCCGAACAGCAGCGCGCGATCGCCATCAATGCGGAACGCCGGCGGTGGCGCCGCTTTGACCTGAGGTTCGTCGCTCATGCCGCACGCTCCGCTTCCGCCTTCGGCTTGCGAGTGACCGATTCCTTCACCTCGACGGTGAGCGCGAACTCGCCCTGGACCGTCTCGCCGTCGAACGACAGCTGCGCGTCCTCGGGCAGGCGCAGACGCGCGATCAGGTCCTCGCGCGTGAATGAGTAGGTCACCGTCCTCTGAATCGAAATCTGCTTCGCGATACCCCGTTTCATGCTTGCACCGCCGCTTTCCCCATCTCCTTGACGGCGCGCTCGGCCTGCAGCTTGGCGTTCATCTCCGCGCGGACCTCGGCCAGCACGTCGAGAAACTCCTTGGCCTTGACCTGCAGCCGCGCCATGCCGCAGCCTTCCTTGCCGCACTTGCACGGGTCAGCCGTCAGCATCTTCGCGCCGCGCTCGGCGAACTCGATGCCCTTGACCGTGTCATCCATGGCAACCACCAGCCTGAGCAATTCCACCAACTCGTTCATGTGCCCACGTCCTTTCGTTTGTAGACCGTCGTGATCAGCCGCCGCAGTTCGTCGTCGAACGTGGCGGTCAGTCGGAAGCCCGCCTGCACCAGCGCCTCGGGCAGGTAGTCGGCGAACGGCGCGATGTGTTCCGCATCGATGCCGCCCGGATCGCCGTCGATGTTGCTGCCGTCGGCGAGCGCCGATGCGTACTCGGCGGCCTGGAGGCGCAGCCGCGCTTCGACGAGCAGCGGGTTCTTCGCGCCGCACGTGCACGACGGACAGTGGTTCGGACGCGGGCTGGACGCGGCGAACGTCATGGCCGCTGCTCCGCCGCCTGGTCAGCGCGCGTGAACCACAACGCCTCGATCTTGATCGCCGCGACCGCCAGCACCGCGCTGACCAGCACGATCGCCAGCCGGCTCGCGATGTACCAGCGCGCGCGCCTCCGATCCTTGCACGGGCGGCAGCGCACGTACAGCGGGCGCCGCTGCGGCCAGAACTGGAGCGCGAGCACCTTGCGGTAGATGCACGTCGGGCAGCTCATCGTCGCCCCCGACGCAGGCGCAGGCCGCGCAGCACGGACGCCACGGAAGGGCGCGGGCCGATCGCGGCGACCAGCTCCATCATGGTGCGCTCGCGCTCCGCGTCGCGATCTGCCAGCTCCCAGCAGAGCGCCTCCCACTCGGACGGCTCATAGAAGCGGCTCACGAGAGCGCCCCCAGCACCAGCGCGCGCGCCTTCCACTCTTCGAACATCTCGGCGTCGCTGAGCGTGCGATCGACCTGCGTCGGCTCGTCGACGTCGAACTCGACATAGGGCGGCGTGTCGATGAACGGCGGCGGCGTCTCGACCACCGACAGGTGCGCGCGCCTCAGCTCGTGCGCTTCCTTCGAGCCGGGCGCGATGAAGTTGGCGCAGGCGCTCGCCGAGTAGCCGTGCAGCGACTTGGCGATGCCGCAACCCGGGCGAGCGCAGAACGACTGGGAAGACTGTTGTTCGGTTGCCATGTAGCAACACTACGATGTTGCTACAAACGTTGCAACACGAAAGTGTAGCAGCGCCGCAAGCCGGCGATATTGCTACAAACTCAGTAGTCGACCTTGGGCCAGACCGAGCGGTCTATTCCGCGCTTTTCGAGCGCGGCGGCGCAGGCCGCGGGGATGGCGCGGGTCCCTCGGTGCCAGGCGTTCACCGACGAGCGTCCGACCTTGAGCAGCTTGGCGATTGCGCCGTCGGGCAGGTTCGCGGCGACGGCAGCGGCGCGGGAGGGTGATTCCTTGCGCGTGCGGTTCGCGGAGATCTTCACCTCTCGCGATTTCCCGGCTAGCGCATCGGCTTGCATGTTGCTACCGATGTTGCTACGATTCGGCCCGTCGTGCAAGGCCAGAAGCTGCCGCATCAATTCCGCCTCCCTCTCGGCCAGGCCTGCCTCATCGCGCAAGCGCTGGGCGCGGGCCTCGGCAGCGGCCAGGGAGCGGCGGATCTGAGCCGGGGTCACGTGTAGCAACCTATCACAGGAGGATCGAGCATGAGAGAGCGAGCAGCGAAGGAGAAGGCAGAGGCGGAGATGAAGGCGGCGCACGATCGAGCGACGCTGCCCAGGGGATGCGTCGACTGCGGCAGCACATCTCACGTCGCAGCAGGATGTCCCGGCCCGAAGCAGCCGCGCCAGCCGATCGGGCACGTGCTGAAGTCGGAGCCCCGGCAGTTTCAGGACGTCATCGAGGGCGCCAAGGTGTTCGAGGTCCGGAAAGACGATCGCGACTTCGCCACCGGCGACACCGTCGTCCTGGTGGAGTATGACCCGGCGACGGAGCAGCACACCGGCCGCTCGACGACGCGTGCGATCGGTTATCTCGGGCGCGGCGCGCCCTACCCGGCGGGTTGGTGCGCATTCGCGCTGACCTACGGCGAGCCGATGGGCGTCCCGGAGATGAACGGGGCGATGACCGGCGCTTACAAACGCGCGCGCTGAGGCAAGCCATGGAAACCGGCGATCTCTGCCCTCACTGCCTTCGCCCCAGTTGCGCCGGCGACGCCATCACTTGCCCGCGGCGTTTCGATCTGATGTCGCCCCAGGCGATCGCCAAGGCGCGCGCGGTGGACGCGGCGCCGTCGAACGCTGTGTTCGGCGACGGGCGCGGCGTCATCAGCGCCGCCTGTAAGTTCTGCCAGGACGAAGGCGGATACGGGTGCGCTTGCCACGGCTGCGGGCGCGTCGGTACGCGGGTGCGCCTGTGAGCACCCTGATCGCGGCGCGCACCGACGCCAACCAGGCAGAGATCGTCCGCGTGCTGCGCGCGGCGGGGTGCTCCGTCGTCAGCCTCCATCGGGTTGGCGACGGGTGCCCCGATCTTCTGGTCGGACGTTGCGGCCGCAACTACATGCTCGAGGTGAAGATCGACGGGCGCAGGCTCAATGCCCGACAGAAGGACTGGCATCGCACCTGGGGCGGCCAGCGCGCCGTGGTGACGACGCCAGAGGGCGCGCTCTACGCCGTGGGCGTGCTGAAATGAACGAAGTGACCGCCGGCCTGGCACTGGTCATGGCCGGCCTCCTCGCACTATGCGCGGAGGCCGGCGGCGGCCCCTTGTTCGGCGTCCTGGCGGCGCTGGCGGCCATGGCCGGCGCGACGCTGCTCGACGACGATCAGGGGCAGGTGTAGACAGCCACTACGCGCGTCCCGTGCGTGTAGCCAGGCGGCGGCACGAACTGCGCGGCGAGCGCCGTCGAGTAGCTGGATAGCTCGATGAAGCAGTCCCCGGCGTTGATCGGCGGGTTGGGCAGATTCAGCGCATGCGCCGGCGTGCCATCGTCGATGACGGCTGTGGCGTAGCCGCTCCCGTCGATCGGCGTGTACGCGCCCGAGCACTGATGCAGCCGCGTCATCCCCGGCGTGTTCGGACAGAACGGCAGGTAGCGCAGGAGGACTGCAGCCGGCGTGAACGGGACAAAGGTCCAGTCGCCGGCATTGAGGAATTGCTGAGGCGGGTTCTGTCCTTGACACGGCGCCCACGCTGGTCCGGTCGCCGGGTGCGAGCAGACCCATCCGCTGGTATATTGATTGGGGCTCATCCAAAACCAGTGCGCGTCGGTCCCGGGCGCGAAGATGTAGCCGGGGTGCGATGGGTCGTTGGTGCTGTCCCCCATGAAGTCCCCGCGCACGCGCCCACACGTTCCGTTGTCGTGCCAGACGTCGAGGTAGCCGTGGTCAGGGGTCGCGCCTGAGCATGGGACGGGGCCGTGGCCGGTGGTCTGGTCGACGTAGAGCGGCGACGCGGTCGCGGCTGGCGCCTCGGGCGGCGGCGAACAGGCGCATGTGAGGATGGCGGTGACGATAAAGGGTAGCAGCTTGCGAATCATGGGCGGGCTCCTTGTGTCAAGCCCGCGCGCGCGGCGATGCTCCCGACCAGCCGGGGCGTCCCGTTCGCGCGGGACGTGTCGGTGAGGGGCTCCGTTGCGGTTGGCGCCGCGCGGAGCCCCGGCTAGCTACTCAGGGGTGTGCGGCTCTCCAGGCGCGAGCTCGCGACAGGGTGTCGTCGGCGCCGGCCAGGACCGCGCGAGTCGATGCGGCTTGCGATAGCGCCGCGATCACCTGATCGACGGCTGCGTTGACCAGGCAGAGGCCCTTGGCGACGGCGAGCTGCTCGAGCGCGGCCTGCCAGCCGTCGGACTGCAGGTCCGCCAGCACCAGGTCCACGTCGGACGCGACCGGCTTGCACGCGGAGACCGACGGCGAGAGGTGCGCGCAGCCGGTCACGCCGAACAGTGCGTGGGCGCCGACTAGCACCATGAACAGAAGGCACAGCGCCTGGACGAGGATGTTCTCCAGCTTCGACTTCATGGGATCACTCCTTGAGCAGCTTCGCCAGCAAGCGCTTCGCTGGGCCAAGCGGGGATGCCTCGGGAACCATGGCTGCCGCCAGCGCCGCCAGCGCGGCTGTCCCCGAGACGTCGTGGTGAAACGCCAGCGCCACGATCGCCGCGATCCCCGCGATCGTGACTGCGGCGTCCGCTGGCGAGCGACGCGACGATGATGCCGACGGCGAGAGCTCGCCAGAAGGTGCGCCAGGCCCAACCAGGTCGCCCATTCATGGCGTCCTTACGTCCTGGGCAGCCAGCCGACGGACTTGCCGTCCGACGGACCGGCCGAGTCGACGTGCGCGCGCCCGCCCGTGTGCGGCCGGTAGAGACAGAGCAGCGCGACGCTGCCGTCGGCGTTTTCTTCGGTCACGACG